GCTGCTCCAGTATGAATATCAGACAACCATATGATTAGGTCTTTGCCGTTAGAAATTGTCGGCATACGACCCCATTCATACAGATTATTGAAGTCTAGCCCTTCTATAAGAGCTTTGCCGTCAGCTATTTTAGCTTTTAGTTCGGCATTCTCCATAGCATACTTCTTAAGTAACCGCTCGTTATTCTTGATGCGTTCTGCTTCTATGCCCCTTAGGAAGTCATTCTCCTTCTCCCTTAGTTGCATATCTTTAAGCTCGTCAATAGTATTCTCCTCAATAACATGAGGAGCAAATGGTGCTGCGGCTTTAGTAATATTGAAGACTTTGAGAATCTTCTTAAACTCCTCTAGAGAATATTCAGGGAAGCTACGACTTACTTCTCTTTGTGTTATGGATGAACCATAATAAGAGTAAAGTCTATGAATCATATTCATTTCATCCCTAGTAAGACTGCCAGTAAATGGTGCTTTGTCTCTTAGCGGGATAGTGAATTGATACTTAACAATCTTACCTTCATCATTTCTGACCAATGTAATCTTGCCAGTACTAGTTTCCTCCTCTTCAGAAGATGTCACTTCTTCCGATTTAGAACGACGTACAATACCCCTTTTGCTAATCTTGTCATACAGACTCATTATTGTATCATAGGATTCCTTGTCGATACTGCCATCAGCTATATCTTTGTTTACTACCTGTTTCTTTACCCAGAAGTAATTCTGTGGAAGACCTACTTGTTCTGCATATGCATTTAGACTAATGTTCTGTTTTAAAACTTCTTGTAAGTGATTGATTAGCTTGGTAATTGTTGTTTCTCTCATTTCTGAGTTAAAATTAGATAGCCTTTCGGCGTTTATATAAAAAATCTAATCTCTTTAGTTACGAACATCTAAATAAAAAGAAAAGGGACTACCTTATTCACATAAGATAATCCCTTTGATATTTAAAGTCAATAGAAGTTAAGTTTATCCTTCGGCCCCAAAGCAGATGTATGTACCCATCTTAGCTGATTTTGACGGAGTGTGTTTTACTTCAAAAGCACCGTCTTCACCTTCAACTACAGCCTTGATGTACTTGCAATAGATATCGCCAGTGTAACCTTTCTTAGTGTAGAGTTCCTTAGCAATTTCCTTGGCTTTAGTTTTAGTTTCAAAGTTCAAGAACAATACTTCACCAGTTGCAGGATTGATTCCTTGGTAACCAGTTTTGTATTTACGTTTACCTTTCTCGTTCTTGATGTCAAGCATAGTATAAGGACGTTCACGAGTATCAGCAGAACCTGCTTCAAATGTGATAGAACATCCGATGCCAGCAGCAAACTTAGTATGCTTAGCCAGATACTCTGCTTCAAATTCCTTCAAAGCTTTCTCTGAAATAGGTTTACCAGCTGTCTTCCATGCCTGAGTTGCATCACGAATTACTTGGAAAGGTGCTTGTGCGATTGCTTCTTGTTTAGTATAACCTTTTACTTCTACGTTCTTAAAATTTACTTGGTTTGTCATAATTAATTGGAATTTAAACATTAGTTCATTGTCATATCTCTTTGTTATTGTATTACAAAGGTACTGCTTTAATAGTAAACTACCAAACAGTTCTAATGCAAAATAATCTAAATTTAATTCTATTAATCTGACTCTCCTTCGAGAGGAAAGCGTTACAAAGATACTACATTTCTTGTAACTACACAAGTAAATTGCCAACAATTAGTGAGTTAATAAGATTTAACTATTATCGTTTGGCGGAAAGCAAAATTCACTTTTAGTCATTTGCTTCCATGTGTCTCGACTTTCCTCGTAGAACTTATCCACGATTTCATCAGAGCGTTTCTCTGTCAATCCTGCTGCCCATAACAGCTGATGGAAACGCATGTCGGGATACTTCCTGGCTAATACTTTCAATCTATGAATTATAGCCATGTTATTCAAATATCTGTCATGTACCATAA